TCCTAGCCGTCCATCCAGGCGTTCGGTTCGACCACTTGAAGCCAGTGCCGCTGTGGCAGCTGGAGCAGTGGTACCAGGCGCGCAAGGCCATGGAGGCTGCCGGGAAGCAGACGAGTGAGGCACAGAGGATTTCCATTGGCTAGCTTCGCTTTTAGAAACCGGGACCGCGAGGCCGGGACATTCATCGAGGACTGCCTCCAGCAGGCTCATGGCGAGAGGCAGCAGTACGAGCCGCAATGGCATGAGAACTGGTCCAACTATCGCGTTGAGTCGTCCTATGGGCTGAGCGCAGGCGGGACGGATAAGCGGTATCCCATGGCCGATCCTGGTCTGACGCAGGCCAGGATCTCGCCCATCAACTTCCTGAAAACGCCGGAGTCCCACCAGGGAGTCAATACGCTGCGCGCCCTGCTCTTGGCCGGCCTGTTCGGCACCCGCGATTACGTGCAGGCAGATCCCGTTGGGGACGAGGACGTGGAGAGTGCCAAGCGGGTAAGCCGTCTGGTCATGTACGGCCTGGAGCGTCCCGGCAACTTCCGCACCAATTTCGAGATGTTAGGCGACGCCCTGATCTTCGGGCTCGGCTCCTATACAGCCAGGTGGCGCAACGAGGTACGGCTGGTGCCGCGCCGGGTGCCCGTCCCTGACCCGACGAATCCGGGCCAGTTCTTGATGAATCCCGAGACCGAGCGGCCGATGACGGTGCTTCAGAACGTGAAGGTTCCGGTCCACGATGACCCGATGCTGGAATCAGACGAGCTGTGGGATACGTGGTTCGACCCGTCAGCCAACCGCTTCGACCAGTTGGGCTGGAAGATCAAGCGGTTCAAGATCCGGGACGTGGAGCTGAAGGCGTTGCAGCAGGATGAGAACTGGGACGAGGAGGGGATCCAACTCGCCCTGGAGAGCGAGCCGTCGGGGCCGGCGACGGGGCCGGATGCCAGCGATCGGCCGAAGCTCTTGACCGAGAATCTGACGCAAGAAGATGTCAAGGACGTGGGCAAGTTCGGCTACTACGGCGGCTGGATGTTCGAGGGCACGGCACCGCCCGACGTGGCCAAGGCTCTCGACCTGGATCCCATGGGAACCGTGGTCATTCGCATGGTCAACGGGACGGTCATTCAGGCCGTGCAAAGCCCACAGCGCAACGGCGAGATCCAGGGCGGGACCATCACCATCCTGCCCACGGGGCGCGGGATCTACGGTTTGTCGCCCCTGACGGTGGTGCGCTACCTCCAGGACGTAGGGGATACCCAACTGATCCTCACCACCCAGGCGCTGATCGAGGCCGTTTACCAGAACTACGTGATCGGCGGCGATCTTGGCCCCAACTTCAAGCACGACCTGGAGACCCGCAGGCCGCGCGAGGTCCTGCAAATCCAGACGGGAGACGTGGAGCAGATCAAACCGCTGGAGCGCGATTACACCGGCGTGCAGGTGGCCGTTGGCGCCCTGCAACTGATCAGCCAGACCATGCGCAATGCCATGAACGCCAGGGACCCCGTACAGGGCGTGTTCAACCAGTCTGGAGACACGACGGCGACGGAGAGCCAGCTTGTGACGGCCTCGGCATTGCAGAACACCGACCAACTGGCGGTGCTCATCGAGCGTGACGAGTTGCCCGTCATGGGCCGGCTGATCAACGACTTGTATTACATCAACCTCGACGACGAGGACAAGGTGTTCCGTCGCGTGGGCGAGACGGAGACGACGGCGGTGTCGTACTTCGACATCGACGCGGTGACGGATATCAACTTCGTTGGTGCGCGCAGCCTGCTGAGCAAGGCGGGCATGGCGAATCAGTTCCGGGACTTCGCCAATATGCTGGCCTCGAATCCCTTCACCGCCGCCGCCGTGGACTGGCATGAATTTGTCCGCCGCTACGGCGACGAGGTATTGAGCGTCAAGGGGCTGGAGCGGCTGATGCTCACCGACCCCGAGGAGATCGTGGCGAGGATGCAGGCCATGGGGCTGGCCAACGTGGCCGGCCAGTCCGTGCGCGGTGGCGGGGCAGGGGCCAGCGGCGGCGCCCCAGCAAAGAAGAACCGCCGTAACGCCGGGACGGGTGGCCGCACCGGCGGGGCCACGGCATCGCAGACCGCAGGCGAAGCGAACTAGGGAGACGCACATGGTACGGACAAAAGCCAAGTCAATGAGGCAGCCGAGTGGCGGCGACATCTCTGAGTTTGTGGCCCTGATCGCCACCATTCCCATCGCGACCTTCACGCGGATGGCGATGAAGTCAGGGCTGCCACCGCGCCAATCGCGGGAGCTGATCTCGCTGTTTCGGAGCATCCAGGGGTGAGCGTCCCCAAGCATCTCAGTGCTGGCGCTGGGCGGGTGGCGGACTACGTGGTCAACACGTTCCGCCAGATGCGCCACGGCCTGACGCCCCATGAGGCTGCGTTGCGTCCGCACCTGCGAGGCAACGAGGCCCTGTATGGGGCACTCCACGATCTGATCACGTCACGAATAGAGGGGAGGGCGTCCATTGCACCGCCCAGCGACCCTCTGCTGTGTTACCAGGCCATGGCGCGGGACCATGAACTCCGGTTGCTATTGAGCCGCCTGGAGCGCGTGTACCGTGCCCCGGTCATGTTGCAAGACGACGGCGAGCTACCGGCCGACTAGTCGGGACGCCAACGGAGGACAGGATGGCAGAGCCACAACGAGTCACCGAGGATCAGGCGAATCAGGCGCTCCAGCAACTCGCGCGGGAAAACCGGGGCGAGGAGGAGCCGGCCCAAGAGGAGCCTGTCCAGGAGCCGGAGCAACCGGAGCCGCAGGCCCCGCAGGCCGCAGGCGACGGGACCGGAGAGGTGCAGGAGGCGGCCGCAGGAGAGGCTGGCGAACCCCAGCCGGAGCCCGAGGAGCCGCAGCAGGCGCAGCCATCCGCTGAGGCTGAGCAGGAAGCACGGAAGCAGTGGGAGGCCCGTTACAAGGCCATGCAGGAGCGTGCTGCGCAGAACGAGAAGATCCTTCGGGATCGCCTGCTCAGCAAGTCCAGCGCGGCCGACGAGGCCCTGAAGATTATCCGAGCCAGCCTGACCGAACAGGGCGTGGACCGGGCGGAAGCGGAGCGGGTCATCGGTCGCCTTGCCGGCACGATGCACCCGGAGTCCGTTAGCTACGCCCCCCCACCCCCACAGGCGGCACCGGATACCCAGGACCAGGCCCTCACGCTCAACGCTTTCCTGAACGAGAAGGGTATGACCCAGGACGAAGCCATGGAGTTCGGCACCTGGGTCCGCAACGAGGCCGAAAAGGTGCTCAGCCCTTCTGAACTTGCCGTGGGACAGCAGAGCCTCGATGGGTTCCTGCGCATTGCCCACAACCGCTGGCAGTCCGGCGCCAAAGAGGCGGACAAGACAGCCAGGCGGGATGCGGCAACGGAGGCCGTACGCAGCGTCCAGAGGACGCAACGTGCAGCCGCCCGCGCCGCATCGACAGTCCCCACGGCTCCCCGACGACAACCAGCCGCACCGCGAACGGCCGTGGACGTGAGGAAGTTGACACCAGATGACGTGTCACGCCTCGTCCGCGAGTCGTTCGAGGAGAACCTGTAGCAGCGGCACCTGACGAGGTAGCAACATGGCAGAAATCACCACCACGGCAGGAGGAGCCGAGGGCTTACTTCGCAACTACTGGAAGGAGCGCCTGCTGGACATCCTCAAGAATGACCTGATGGCCGCCGATCTGTGCGAGGCCCAGATCATCCCGTCCAATCGTGGGACGGCCATCGAGTTCCACCGCATCAACTCGTTCCCGAAGCAGATGGCGGGGATCTCGCAGTTCCTCGGCTACATGACGGTCGGCGATCTCAAGGGCCGGACCTTCACCGTGGATAGCGTGGTCTACCCGCTGACGCTGCTCGGCAACGACCTGCGGCTGACCGAACAGGCCATCATGACGGCCGAGCCCAACCCGATCCCGGTGTTGACGGATCGCTTTCTGTACAACGCCAAGGACACCCTGGATCAGCACTACATCAACATCATGGCGTCCAACACGGGCAGCACCAACAGCGCCACCGTGCCGAGCGTGACCTACTTCGGGGCGTCGGTGTCGGTGGGGGTCGTGTGGGGCGACGGCAGCCAGCCGCTGACCGAGGCGACCCTGGACGCCGACAACCCGTCCCACCGGGTCGCGGCCGAGTCGTTCAACAGTCTCTACACCCGGATGCGGTCGCAGTCGGCGCGGCCCCGTATGGGCAGCCCCGGCAAGGCGTTTGACTGCCTCATCTCCCCGGAGGTGGGCGGCGACTTGCGCACGGATGCCACGTTCCAGGACATCGCTCTCAAGGGCAACCAGAGGGGCGAAGACAAGTTCGAGAAGGCGATGATCGGAGAGGTGTTCAAGATCCGGGTCATCGAGGACGAGAACGTGTCCGTGGACTTCCCGGGAACGGTGGATTCCACCAACGACCAGATCATCCGCTGCCCGGTGGTGGGTGATGGGTATGTGGCCAAGATCAGCCACGCCAAGGGCATCGGCGTACCCCGCGTCAACTACATCCCCCCGTCGAAGGCGGACAAGGCCGATCCCTACGGCCTGATCGGTCTGATGACGTGGAAGCTGTACGTTGCCAACGGCGGCGTCACCAACCCGTTGGCCGGCCTGATCCTCAAGGTCGCAACGACACGGGCCAAGAGTCTGACCCAGGACGACGACAGCACCTGGCAGTAGCAACTCAGGGCGGCTCCTTTCGGGGGGCCGCCCACCTTCTCTGGTGGAGAACCATGTACTACGGAGCCATTGCACACGACAGGATCATCGCAGCCTTCCAGCGGCATGTCCCCGGCTGCTACGTGCGGGACTATCGGGAACAGGGGGGCTACATCACCATCTGCCGCAACTACAAGGACGTGCCGTGGCGGGACCAGACCACGACGCGCCAGGTCTACCGCCAGGTGCCGGCCGTGACTCTGTGCAGCATCCCCAAGGGCAACGTCACGGCGCCAACCCACTACGAGGGGCTGCGGTTGGTGCGCCCCGGCTGGCGCCAGGAGTTCAAGAAGGCCATGCGTAACCTGAGCTACTTGCAGCAGAAGGCCATCACGCGGACGCTGGGCGTCGGCGAGGTGTTTCCGGGAGTCATAGCGTAGATGCCGACCATTGGCGGCATCGTCGTTGCCACCGGGACCGAGGCATCGGGCCGGCGCACGCTCTTGGACATCAAGACGGAGCTGGCGCGGCCGGTGGATGCTTCTGACTCCACTGTCCTGGCCCTGGCCGGCGACGCCTGGCGGGCGGCGGTGCGCATCATGAATCGCAAGGGGCTGTGGCCCTGGGAGATCCAGGACGAGGACATTGCCATCACGGCCAACGAGCGGTTCTCGACGGTGACATCGGCCATCAAGAAGCCCCTGGCCATGCACTACCTGAATGCTGCCGGTGGCACCCGCGACCAGCCCATCTTCTACCAGCCCTATGACGTGTTCATCGAGCGGTACAGCCAGGACATCGCCGGGCAGGCCACGGTCTACTCGATTCCCAACCTGTTCGAGACCGGCCAGATCCGGTGGTTCCCCATCCCGTCCGCGGATGACAACGCGCGCTTCACCTTCTACCGGGTGACACCGGCGGGCCGCAACGACCAGGAGGCGGTGGAGATCCCGGACTATGCCATCGAAGCCTATATGAGTTTTGCTTGGACGGAGTTTCTCAAGCGCCTGCCGTCCGAGCAGCGGCCGTTTGCCATCACCGTGGCCATGGCCGGCCAACAGCAGGCGTTCCGGGAAATCTCGGCCCATGTGAACGCGCCGGGCGACCGCAGTCGTGGGCTCAACTCCCTTGGAGGGCCTAACTGATGGCGTCAATACCAGGCGTGCGCTTCGACATCACCGGCGCCAGTGGTTCGCAAGGGCTGCTTAGTCCCAAGGAAGGATGGCGCTGCTACATCCTTCCCAGAGGCGGACATGCCTCTCAAGACTCGACGGGCACGACGATCACCTTCGACAGTGCCGCCGTGGCATCACGCTACGCCGTCAACAGATGGATTCAGGTCGCGCTATCCACAGACAAGATCCGCCAGGTGTCGGCCGTGGGCGGCAACTCGATTGCCGTCTCCGGCGCCGCTGTCACCGTGTCCGAGAACGACCGCATCCTGCTGATCGGCAACACGCAGCCCACGGTCACGGGCGGCAGCGCAACGTACACCGTTCCCGATACGATCATCCGCCAGCGCGATGACGATGCGGCGGACCTCTACACCAACTCCATGATCACAACCGATGCCAACGGGCTGGTGCAGTTCTTCTCTCAGCCGACTGTGTACGACGCCATCATCCAGGACGGCAACCAGGCCAACCAGGGGTTAGTTGCAGATATAGAGGTTGGCACGGCTCAGGGTATCAGTACCTCCGAGACGGTAACCTTCGGGTCAACGGTGACTTTCCTTGGCGGCGTCGTGGCGGCCAGTACCGTGACCGTAACCGGCGTGATGGGAATCTCCGGCACGGCACAGATCCGCTTCGGCGGATCTGGCAACTATATCTGGATCCCGGCGGATTCCGGCAACACCCAGAACGTGACGATCAACACGGCTACCGCCACACTGCTGGCGGCCGGCGGTGGCGTGGTCCAGCTTGGACCCGGCACATTCACTGTCAGCGCGGCCGTGGTCGTTGGCTCCAGCACCACGTTTAGGGGTTCCGGGATGGGAGTGACGACGCTTCGGTTTGCTGCTGATGCTCTCACCAACAATCAGGACAACCCCAGCGTAATCGTGACGGGAGAAGGTACGACGCCTTACTCTGCCGGTACTCGTGGCACCAATATCAACATCGAGGACCTGACCGCCGATTTCAACTTCGCCAACCAGTCCGGCCTCACAGATACTACGTCCTCAAACGTGAGTAGCGATGCCATCAACATGCAGTTCATAGATCGCTGTCTGGTAAGGAACTGCGAGGCGAAGAACGCAGGGGCGTCCGGGATCTTCCTGCGCGGTTGCGCCGATTCAGCGGTCGATACGTGCCGCACGACGGGCAACGGGCAGCTCGGCACGTCTGGAGCCGGGAAGGGCAACGGCATCACGGTTAGTGCCGCCGCACAGGCCGCCGCCACCGGCAACCGAATTACCGGCTGCGTCAGTACTGCCGACGAGGAATTCGGGATTGTCGTGGCCTGCTCGGATGCCGTGGTATCTGGCAACAACGTCGATTGCACGGGCGCCGCCGATGGGCGCGGCATCGAGTACAACGGCGGCGGCGCTGATCGGGTCGTGATCGCAGACAACACGGTATTCAATTCCAATACCGTTGGCATCGCCGT